ATACTGTTACGAATAACACCATCTTGATATTCGTCTCTGCGTCTTCTACCTTCTTGTTCGATAGAGTACGATGCTGCTGCTCTCTTATATGCCGCTTCGTAGTATTGTAACATATCCACTGGACCTTTCAAGTATGCATATGCTTCGACCAACGCAGCGTATAAAAGTAAGTCTTGATATTTATTGGATAGGTAAGTCCCAGACCCACTTTTAGTAGCATCTGTAATACTCACAGGTTGTTTCATATACGCTAACGTAATCTCATATGTAGCGTTTGGTGTAGG